CGCCGCTGGCCGACGATGCGGCAAATCCCGACTGGCAGCTACAGCCCTGATTATTGAAGCCCTGCGCTGCCCCGCTGGTTCCGCAGTTCTCTATGTAGCCCCAACAAACGGTCAGGCACGACAGATTATCTGGGACGTGCTCCTAGAGATTGGCCGTGAGGTCATTCAGAATAGCCATATTAACAATATGGATATTACGACCATCAACGGAGCCAAAATTTATGTCCGAGGAGCAGATCGACCAGATACCCTGCGAGGCGTGTCTCTTACTTACGCAGTGCTTGACGAAGTTGCAGACATCAAACCTGAAGCCTGGGAACAGGTCATTAGAGCATCCTTGTCCGACAAGAAAGGACGTGCTCTATTTATTGGGACGCCAAAGGGACGAAACTGGTTTTTTGATATTTTCAAGCTCGGTCAGTCGGATGACGATCATGATTGGAAGTCCTGGCACTTTACGACCAAAGACAATCCACTGATTGACCCGAGCGAGATTGAAGCCGCCAAAAAGTCCATGAGTTCCTTCTCCTTCAAGCAGGAATACATGGCATCCTTTGACAACGCCGGAAGCGACGTTTTCAAGGAGGAATGGATCAAATATGGCGAAGAACCGGACTATGGAAGCTATTTCATTGCCTGTGACCTAGCCGGATTTGAGGAAGTGTCCGTTCAGGCTGCAAACAGCAAAAAACGGCTTGATGAGTCGGCAATTGCCGTTGTCAAGGTCACTGAAGACGGAAAATGGTTCGTCAAAGAGATCGAACATGGCCGCTGGGACATCCGGGAGACTGCTGTAAGGATACTGAAAGCTATCCGCGACTACAGGCCACTTTCCGTAGGAATTGAGCGCGGAGCCTTAAAAAACGCAGTTTTGCCATATTTGAGTGACTTAATGAGGAAGAATAATGTATATTCCCATATAGTTGACTTAACCCACGGTAACAAAAAGAAAGCTGATAGGATTATCTGGGCGTTACAGGGCCGTTTTGAGCATGGACGCATCGTGCTCAACACTGAGCAAAATTGGGATGACTTCATTGACCAACTATTGATGTTTCCGGCAAGGGGAGTTCACGATGACTTACCAGATGCCCTCTCGTACATTGACCAGTTGGCTGTGACGACATATTTTGAGGATGTCGGCGAAGACGAATGGGAGCCGATTGACGTTATATCGGGGGTCTGATGGAACAATACGAATTTGAGCAACCTAGCGAATCTGACAACGAACTTACTGCATTTGTTGTCGACCACTGCAATCGCTGGCGTGACTACCGCGATACCAACTATCTTGAACTTTGGCAAGAATACGAGCGTATCTTCCGTGGAGAATGGGATGCTCAAGACAAGACACGCGAATCTGAGCGTAGTCGCATCGTAACTCCAGCCACACAACAAGCCGTTGAAACGCGCCATGCTGAAATCATGGAAGCTATCTTTGGTCAAGGCGATTTCTTCGACATTGACGACGATCTTCGTGACGTAAACGGCAATGAACTCGATGTTTCCATCATCAAACAGCAGTTGATGGAAGACTTCAAGAAAGACAAGATTCGTAAAGCTATCGACCAAGTTGAGTTGATGGCAGAAATCTATGGTACTGGCATTGGCGAAATCATTGTCACCACCGAAAAAGAGTTTATTCCTGCGACGAAGCCTATTCCTGGTCAAGTTAATCAGGCTGCTATTGGCGTAATCGAAAAAGACCGTGTTGCGGTCAAAATCGTACCTGTTAACCCCAAGAACTTCTTGTTTGATCCCAACGGCACATCCATCGAGGACTGCATGGGTGTTGCAATCGAGAAGTACGTTTCTATCCACAAAGTCGTAGCCAACCAAGAGCGCGGTATCTACCGCAAAGTTGAGCTTGGCACAGACTCTATGGATGACCGCCTTGAGCCTACACAGGAAATCACGCAGTACCAAGACGACAAAGTTAAGTTGTTGACGTACTATGGGCTGGTTCCCCGTGAATACCTAATGCAAGAGGAAGATGGCGGCAAAGAAGTCGTTGATCTTTTCCCTGATGACAGCGTTCAGGACGAGTATTCCGACATGGTTGAGGCCATTGTTGTGATCGCCAATGATGGCGTTTTGCTCAAGGCTGAAGAAAACCCGTACATGATGAAGGATCGTCCCATCATGTGCTACCAGGATGACACTGTTCCTAACCGACTGCTTGGCCGAGGTACTGTTGAAAAAGCCTACAATATGCAAAAGGCTATCGACGCTCAGACACGCAGCCATTTGGACTCTCTGGCTCTGACGACTAGCCCGATGGTGGCAATGGACGCAACCAGACTGCCGCGTGGCATGAAGTTTGAGGTTCGTCCTGGCAAGTCTATCTTGACAAATGGCTCTCCTTCTGAGATTTTGATGCCGTTCAAGTTTGGCGAGACATCGCTGAACAACCTTACCACTGCAAAAGAGTTCGAGCGTATGCTGCTTCAGGCAACTGGCACTCTGGACAGCAATGGCATGGTGTCCAACGTGTCCCGCGATGCTGGTCAGGGTGGTATTTCGATGGCCGTGGCCTCTATCATCAAGAAATACAAGCGCACACTGGTGAACTTCCAGGAGGATTTCCTGATTCCGTTCATCCAAAAAGCTGCTTTCCGCTTCATGCAGTTTGATCCTGAGCGTTATCCCACAGTGGACATGAAGTTCATTCCCACTGCTACGCTTGGCATCATTGCTCGTGAGCATGAGCAACAACAGTTCATCTCTTTGTTGCAGACTCTTGGCCCGAATACACCTGTTCTGCCCATCATTCTCAAGGGAATCGTTGGCAACAGCAGCCTGAGCAACCGCGTTGAGATGATTGCAGCCCTTGACCAGATGGCGCAGCCCAATCCTGAGCAGCAACAAATGGCTCAAGCACAGGCTCAACTTGCTCTCCAGGCTCAACAGGCACAGATTGCCCTTGCGACTACCCAGGCCGAGCAGAATCGTGCCGAGGCGACTAAGTTGTTGGTCGAAGCGCAGCTTAAACCGCAAGAAGTACAGGCAAAAGTCATCTCCTCGACCACTCAAAATCTGCCAAATGCTGATGATGCAGCAGCAAAAGAGTTCGATAAACGGGTTAAGATTGCTGAACTCATGCTCAAGGAAGCCGACATCAAGAACAAGTCGAAGATTGTTGAGATGCAAATGGCTGAAAAGAACAACAAGATTGCTGGAATGGAGCAAGACTTCCTTGACCAACTGACAAAACAACTTGGTGGCACAACAACTGAGGCTAAATAATGGACATTGAAAGCCTAGCCAAGCAGCTAATCCTGCAAAACATGACTCCCGAGCAGCAAACTGCTGTTCTGGATGGCATCAAACGCTCAGTTGAGCAGTCACGAGAAGTCCAAAAACGCAAAATTGGCGAAAACGTCGATATTGTTGTCCAGGCTCTGAAGAAGATTGAATCCGACATTCGTGAACGCTACGATGCTGTTGGAAATGCAATCGAAAAGCGCGTTTTGTCCATCAAAGATGGTCGTGATGGCATTGATGGAAAGGATGGGCGAGATGGCAAGGATGGAAAGCCAGGAAAAAACGGTGCTCAGGGAGCTAGAGGAGCAGACGGCAAAGATGGGCGTGATGGAGTCAATGGTAGCGATGGTGTATCTGTTACCGATGCTCGCATTGATTTTGATGGTAGCCTCATTATCAGTCTTTCTTCTGGTCGTGAGATTAATGTTGGTGAGGTTGTCGCTCCTGATCTTGCTGAACGTATCAAAGTTATCACTAATGGTGGCGGCACTTCTCAGTCTGTACTTGATGCTCTAGCCGATCTTCAGACTCAGATTGATAACCTGATTCCTAGTCAGACTGGTAATGCAGGAAAGTATCTAACTACCAACGGAACTACGCTTTCATGGGCATCTATTGCTGGTGGTGGTCTGAATTACAAGGGCACATGGAATGCATCGACAAATACGCCCACAATTACAAGTAGCACTGGCAGTAGCGGTGACTATTATGTTGTTTCTGTGTCTGGTAGCACAAACATTGATGGAATTACTGATTGGGTAGTTGGTGACTGGATCATCTATAACGGAAGTTTCTGGCAAAAGATTGACCAGTCCGAAGTAGGTGATGTATCTGGCCCTGGTTCCTCGACAGACAATGCTGTTGCTCGTTTCAACGGAACAAGCGGGAAAATAATTCAGAATAGCGGCATCATCATTGATGACAGCAATAATATTTCTGGAATTCGGTCTAATCAGTTTTCTGGTTCTACTCCTGCAACAACTCCTGTTGGCACGATGTGGTTTGATTCGTCAACAGATACGTTGCATTTCAAACAAAATAACATCACTCAGCAGATTGGCGAAGAAACATTCATCTATGGACGAGCTTCTGAAGCCATTACAAATGGACAAGTAGTTGCAGTTTCTGGAGCCTACGGGACAACCGGGTATGTAACATTTGAACCTGCACCGATTGGAACATCTGATCCATCGCACATCATTGGTCTTGCCACAGAAGATATTGCAAAGAACTCGTTTGGTCGAATTACCTGCTTTGGCATCGTCCATGATCTTTCTACATCCCCTGGATATGCTGATGGCGATGTTCTTTGGTATGACCCAACTGTTTTGGGTGGATACACAAAGACGCAGCCTAGCGCACCAAACATCAAAGTACAGATTGGTATCGTCACTAAAGCTGCTGGCGGCACAAATGGTTCGATTCAAGTCAAGGTATTTAGTGGCCCTCAGTTGAATGACATTTCTAATGTCCAGGTTTCAAGTCCTACTGCTGCTCAATTGTTGAGCTACAACAGCACTTCTGGATATTGGAAAAACACATCTCTTGCTGCTGGAACTGGGATTTCTGTTGGCACAAATGCTAACGGTACGATCACAGTAACCAACTCATCTCCCGACCAGACTGTTTCTTTGACTGGTGCTGGTACTACTTCCGTTACTGGTACTTACCCTAATTTCACGATCACATCAAATGACGCATACTCTGGGACTGTTACTTCAATAACAGCAGGGACTGGTCTTACTGGTGGAACGATCACAACAAGCGGAACAGTTGCTTTGGCAACAAGTGGTGTTA